CATCGAAACATCTCGAATATTTTGTGGGGGAATGACTGTAACGGTACTGGTCGGTCGGGTTTTTAAACCCCCCTCCCTCCCTCACCGAGTTTTTTCTCTTCTCTTCTATCTGCGCCATCTTATACATCTATCCCTTCTACTTCGAGGAGAAGGTGGAGGGACATCACTCACCCAGATCAATATGTATTTGTACAGCCTGTCCGAGCACTTGGAGTTCGTTACCCACACCGTGGCCTGTCCGGTCTAAGATCGCCGTTGCTGCCTCCAACTGTACACGTTCACTCCGCGCTCCGCTCACTAACCTGTCTAACGTGTGTGCTGCTTGAGCCGCGCTAACACTCATGCGCTTGTTAATCTCAGCGTCTAGTAGCTGTCTAACGTCCTCCCGTTGCATAGCCTTAGATAGCCCAGAACGAGACATTCCTATACTCAGCGCCGCATCCGTGATCGTCCCTCCCTTGGTTGCGAGGTGGATAATCGCTGCTCTCGTTTTCCTAGATATGTGTGTCTTACCCTTGTTCCACGGTACGTTCTTGTTCTGTATAGGCTCAAGTAAGACTGGTGGTGACTCCACTGCCACTTCTCTTTTCTCTTCCTCCCTCTTAGTTGCTGCTTCGCTCATTTTCTTGTTATATGCCATTGTGTCCCTTCGCCTCCCCCCTTACCCCCCGCCGTACACCTCGCTAAATGCCATGTCAATTCTGTAAATATACAACAGTCCAACTCCCTCCAGAATCAGGGTCTTTTTTCCACTGTTGCAGATTAGTAACACTGTTATTTCCCATTTCACCGAGAATGTTACATTTCTCGAACAGCTCGAAATGTTGTCTTCACTCGCCAGACAGGCTGCAAAGACGTCCCGTCGTCTCTGCACTCTCTCGGCCACTCGCCGTGGGGGCGAAACGGGACCGGAATCTCTCTCTCTCGTGTACTTCCCCCAAAAAGGGTTCGCGTAAGCATAGGCAAGAGGAATAAGTGAGTACGCTCGTAGTATCGCTAACTCCGGTGTAGATGCTAGAAGAGCTTGAGTACGGCTGACGCCTGCCTCCGATAAGTAGCGTAAACCAACTGCGACAAGTTCGAAAAGAAGTGTTTTTCGAGTCTCCGTAGAGGATTACGGTACTAACTACGGCTCAATCTCTAATCTACAGCAAGCTGCAGAGCATCTATTCATCCTCGTTCCTCACAAACTGGTCCCAAGACCAAAACAAGTGAAGTAGTGTTTTGGGGGACCAGTCGGCGAGTAAAAATGGACATTTATTTACACTTTAGCACCGGACCACGCCGGTAACCTACTGAGGTCGCCAAAACAAGTGCAGTAGTGTTTTGGATACCTCCGTAGAGCACGCGTCGCGGCAAGACCGACATTTTTTTTATTTTACTTGTCGGTCGCAAAAAGTGGTGGAGGCGCGATACCAAGTACTCAAGACCTAGTGGCACGACCACGCCCCGAAAGCCACTTCGCAGACAAGCTGCTCGCGGGGCGATGATGCCTAATTCACCACACAAGAACCCCAAGCGTCGAAAAGCGCCTAAGTACCACAACTTTTGGTTACCCGGTGAGAAACTGTAAATAAATCTCCACAGGGTTTTTGACACGCCGATTGCCTGCACCTACAGGGAGCTAACTTTTTAGGAAATCAAACGAGGAGACAGGCTCATGACTACCCAGGTTGTAAATAAGAACGCTGCGGGGAAAGGCGGCTACGACATCTATATCGGCCGTCCATCAAAGTGGGGCAATCCCTTCATTATCGGAGTACACGGCGACCGAGCTACAGTGATCTCATTCTATCGCCAATGGCTAGTCCAACAACCCGAACTCATCGCTGCCTTGAAGAATGGGGAGCTTGAAGGGAAGACCTTAGGATGCTTTTGCAAACCCAGTGCATGTCATGGAGACGTCTTAGCATCTGCGTCCGCTTATTACACAGGAGGGAAATAACATGTATCAAGCTGTTCGAACATATGCCGGCATCGGCGCACGGGCCACACCCAATTACATCTTGGCTCAGATGGCTAAAACGGCGCTGCACCTTGAATCTCGAGGCTTTCATCTACACTCTGGCGGTGCTCGTGGCGCTGACTCCGCATTTGCATCTCGCGTAACATCCAAGACCATATTCAGACCCGAGGATGCTACCGACCGAGCTATGGACCTTGCATCGATGTTCCATCCTGCATGGGATCGTTGCAATTCCTACGTTCGGAGACTCCACGGACGTAACGCAATGATCGTGCTTGGAAAAGATCTGAATGCGCGGGTCGGCTCCGTTATTTGCTGGACCCCTCGCGGCCACGTTATCGGCGGCACAGGTCTAGCCATACGATTGGCGCAATTTCACGGTATAACCATTTACAACTGGGGGAAACCACAATCCTGAGACAGAGAAGTTGAAGGGAAACCACAAAGAAAATCCGTAGGAGGATCAAATGAATACCAAAACCGAACTAAAAGAAGAGGAATCGATCTATGACTCGGTCCAAGAAACGTACCCACTCCAAGACATACTTGAAACTGCCCGTACCCTCCGTAATTCTACTGCCTTTACAATGCTGCAAAGCAATCGCTGCACGGTCAAAGTCCGTCGCGACCTTGCCCAAACGTTCGATCTCATCCTTAACTCGTTTATCGAGTGCGCTGAGGATATTGAGTACTCTCGATCCGAAGAAGTTGGAACAACTGAGGGATGGGTAGCAGCAATCCGAGCCAAATACCACGAATACGAAACACAACACGGCTCCGACAAGGCCGTAGGGTTCCTAGCGACCATGCTGCGAACCTATGGCTTTGCTGTAGACAAAGAAAAGTCCGCCCAAGACCAAGTCCGAAACAAACTCACCGACCCAGAAGTTAACGGAGATCGCCCCCTAGTTGATGCATGGGACTACGGCGTAACAGTAGACGACGAACACGACGAGAAAGTAAGACTCGAAACCAGAAGCCTCGAAGCCAACCAAACCGAGATCTCATACGCTCAAGACTTCGAAGCCCTCAAACAAATCTACCTTGAGTTCACCGGCTCCATCTGGAACGCCCCACAAAGCGCAGTAGGGACCATCAAACCGATAAACGGCGAGTTACAGGCTTTAGGCAACCAAATACTAGCCGGTCGAGAAGCAGTCCACGCCGATCCCACTCTCACTTGGCGCGTCGCAATCTTCGGAGGCTACGAGTACACAGACCACGCTTTCCTATCCTCCATCCTCGACCGCACCAAAGCCAAGCACCCGACCATGACAGTCTACACCGGCACCAACACAAAAGGCACCGAGGCTATGGTACGCGGCTGGTGTGAATCTAACAAAGTCCAATGCATCGCCGAAGGCTACACCTACACCTCAAACAAAGGAGCAGGGCCATTCATTCGGAACCGCAAGATCCTCGACACCGCCAACCTTCACGCAATCATCCTCTTTCCGAGCAAATCATACACAACCGGCGGCCATTGGGAAGAAGAGGCAGCCAAACCAGAACGCAACATCACCGTGTGGAAACCCGTAACCGGCGCACTCTCCAAGGCCAGACCCAGTTAAAAGGGGAAAGGCAACACCCTAGGATAGCCCTGATGAATTTGAAGGGACATAAACTTCACAATATTGATAAAAATAAGGAAAACAGCACATGTCAAACATTGCAACACTAACAGGACATCTCGGTGCAAACCCAGACATCCGTACCACTAACTCTGGCCGTCCGGTAGCCAACTTTTCCGTCGCTACCAACACCCGCTGGACTGACCGCGCAACTGGCGAACTCCAAGAGCGCACCGAGTGGCACCGTATTGTAGTGTGGAGCCCCGCAATTATCGACTTATTGGCTCGTGGCCTCCTATATAAAGGCTCGCAAGTCCTAGTCATGGGCGAAATCCGCACCCGCCCGTACACGACCAATGCAAAAGACACCAACGGCGAACTCGTTCTCGATTCAAAAGGCCAACCAATCCCATATCAGGCCTACAGTACCGAAATCGTCCTCGCCCAAGGATCACAGCTTGAAGTCATGGGCAAACGCGATCCACTCGCACCACCAATGCGCCCTTCCGCACAACCGCAGATGGGCCAAGGCAACGGCACTCCAGTCAACATGCCTTCGCCGACCGACGAGAGTATACCATTCTCGACCGACCTCTCACCTAACGAAACTGCATTTGCTGAAGCCGCTGAGCAACAATCCGCCCACGACCCATCCGCAGCAGTCCCCGTTTAGTGAGGGTAATCCTCCTACTAGAACTGGTGTTAGCCGTCGCGCCTCTATTAATAACAGCGTGGCGGCGACACACCACCGGCTACAACAAAAGGAGGCCGAATGGCAACCCTGATCGCCATGATACTAGCAGGCACAATCGTCGCACTCGTAAGCATCGCCGTCGCACTAAAACACTTACTCGATAGCTGGACACACGGAGTTGATCTAGCCCTGCGCGACATCGAGAACCAAGAAAAACTCGCACACTCCCTACGCAATCTCGCTCAAAAAGCAGCCAAAGGAGGCACTCCGTGGAAATCATTGCAATCGCCATCTTCGGAGTCATACTACTTGCCCTTACAGCCAAGCAAAAACACAAAATCCGAAGATTCTTCAAA